GTCGTGCTTGCGCTCAGTGGCCACGGTGATGGCCGTGGCGCGGCCGTCATCCAGCAGCGGCTGAAGGGCTTGCTCGCTGTACGCCTTGGCCAGCACGGCCACGCGCTCCACGTCCTTCTCGCGCGCCAACTCGTGCAGGCGCGAGCCAAAGGCCGCGTCCACCCAATAGCTGCCCAGCGGCGTCATGAGCCGCAGAAACACGGCGTTGGCCAGGCCGCGCGCCGGGTCTGGAATCAGCGCGCCGTCGGCCAGCACGTAGCCGCCGGTGGTGGGGTCAAGGTATGCGTCCGCCATGCCGCCACTCTAGTGGCGGGGTGGGGAGAGGACAGGCTGAAGGGGTTCAGTGGGCGGCGGACTTAACTTTTTTCGCTGGCGAGCCATTCTGTAAGGCGTCGGGGGCAACTGTCCTGGCGACATCAGAAGGAGGGCTCGTTATGAAAACAATCCTGAATTTCTTGCGCGTGCTGCACCAGGTGCTCATCATTATCCACGACATCCTGGACATGTAGTCGCCTGTGTAACCGTTTATCTCGCCTCCCCCGTGCTGCCTCCCTGGCAGCCGGGGTGGGTGTGATGCTCAAGGGAGACGCCGCCCGCCACGTGGTCGCCGTCGGAAGTGATAGCGCCCGTGGTGTGCAGGCTGCCCGTCATGGTGGCCGCTGCCGCGCCGCCGCCCGTGCCCTGCATGGTGATGGATGGAGTCTCAAACACCACCTGCTCACTGGCCTTCACGTGCAGCGTTTTCGTCTCCACCTCGATGCGCTCCTGCTTCAAGTGCACCTTGTCGCCCCACATGCTGTAGATGCACGCCTCGCCGCTCTCCACGTCCACCCGGTACGCGCCGTTCTCCGTGGCGATGATGACGCTGTGCGCGGTGCTGCCGCCCAGGGGCAGCACAATCAGCTGCGTGCCCGGCGGCGGCGCGCTGGTAAAGCCGAAGTGCTGGAACAGTTCTGCGGCTTGCAGGCGCTCGCCCGCCAAGGCCTCGGCCTGGGCCAACTGCACCGCCGCGCCCTTGCCCAGGGCGGAGAGCTTGGCGCGGTACGCCAGGCGCATGCCCGCCAGCCGCCGCTCCACATAGCGCATCACGTCACGAATCATAAATCAACGATCTCCCCGGCACCGGCCTTGGCCTTGAACTTGTGCCGCTTGTGATGGCCCACGTCCGGCTGCCACAGGGCGTCCGGCTTGAGGGTCAGCTCCGTGATCCTGCCCTGGCCACGGCTGCACAGGAAGGTGCGGCGCATGAGATAGAACACCCCGTCCACGTTGTGCGGCTCGGAGAGAACACGCACCCGCTGGCCAGGCGTCCACAGGGGAGAGCCAGCCGCGCCCAGCACGCGGAAGCCGCGCACCGTGGCCCGTATGCCGTAGGCGGCCAGCTTGCCGTCCGCCACGATCTTGCGAGCCCTACGTTGGGCGTGGCCGGTGCTGTCGCAATCGGCCTCCACCACGATCTTGGGCCGGTTGAAGTCCGCCGCGCTGTCTTTGGCCGTGGCGCGGATGTTGTGCTCCCCGGCCGTATGCTCGGTGCCGTGAGCCTGCCCCAGCACCGTGACCTGGCTGTAGCGCTCCTGAACGCCGCGCATTTCGGACAAGCGCAGCACGTTGTTGCTCTTGCCGCCCTCCTGCCCGGTGGCGCGCAGAATGAGCTGCCCCACGGCTGGATTGGTGGCGTCGGTGTAGTCCGGCCCGCCGATGATGAGCGTGCCGTCCGGCGCGAAGTACGGCCAGCAGCCGTTCTGCTCGCACACCCGCTGAAGGGCGTCCCAGGCGGTCATGCCGGGGTCCACGGAAATTTTGTCGTGCCTGGCCACGCCAGCCTTCACCCGTATCTTGGTGATGCCGAGCGGCCGCACCATTTTGGCCACAATCTCGTCCAGGCTGCACTGGCGCGCACTAAACACCGGGGCCGAGCAGTCCACCAGCACGGCGGCCAGGTCGCGCCCGGCAAGGGCCAGGGTGTGCTCCGCCTTGCCCACGTCGGACTCCAAGGTGTCAATGCGGCCGCGCATGATGACCTGGCCCGCGAGGGTCAGCATCACCGGGGCCCAGGGCCGCACGTAGGCGGGCACCTTGCTGCCATTCTCGTCGCCGGGCAGGCCGACGCTCACGCGCCAGCCGTCCGCCGGGGTGAGCAGGTCCGAATCCACCTCGAAACTCTCCCAATCCCGGTGCTCATGTCCGTCAATGACCAGGCCCAGGGCGTCGGTGTTCGCATCACTCGGCATAGACCTTCAGCTCCTGGCCAGACGTTAGAAAGTTGGGGTCGCGCAGGCTGTTTAACCGCTGGATTTCCGGGGCGCGGGTGTGGTCGCTGTAAAGCTGGTGGGCAATCAAGCGCAGGCACGCGGGCGCGGCCACGGTGTGCGTGACCAGCGGAGGGCGGGCCTCTAGCACGGCGGCGGCGGACTCCTGCACGGCCAGGGCAACGTCCTTTAAGGGCTCAATCGCGGCGTGGGCTTGCTCCACCGGGTACACGGCGCGGTAGGTGTCGATGCTTTGTTGCAGCAACTCGCGCGAGTCGTTGGCCACGGCCTCCACTTCTGCCGGGGAAAGCGTGGGGGTCAGCGCCTCGGCCTCCAGCACTATCTGCGCGGCCTCAGCCACACCCAGGGCTGTTTCAGCCAACACATAGGTGGCGGCGGTGTCCAACTCCGGGCCTTGGATGGGCGGCGTAGCCTCGTCCGATACTGGGGCGGTCCAGAAGATTTGCCCGCCGCCCAAGCCGCCTGAGTAGGAACCGCCGGAACCGCTGGAGCCGCTGGAAAATGAGGGCAGCAGTATGGCCGAGGTCAGCGCGGTCGCAAGGCCCTGGAAGTCAGGCAGCAGCGAGCCGGAACTAAAGGACCGCAAGTCCACAATGCCCTGCACCAGGCTAGCCGCGTCGGCCGCCCAGGATGCCGGGCCGGAAAGGATGCTGGTGGCGCTGGTGAGCACGCCGCTGGCCTCGCTCTTCAGGCCCGCCAGGCTGCGCAGACCGGAGCGCACCAGGGCGTTGGCGTCCGCATTCTTGGCCACGGCTTGCTCCAACACGCTCACAGCTCCGGCGCGGGCCTTGTCCGCCTTGGCGTCCACCTTGGGCCAGGCGCGGGAAAAGAACGGGTTGTCCGCCCCGGCCACCACCAGTTCCATGGCCACCTCGGCGTAGTCCGGGCGCTCGGCCTCCTGCGGAATATCCCAGCTGATGACCTGGGCGCGCACCGGGCCGAACACCGGATGCACCAGCTCGCCCGCGCCGCGTTCCTCCAGGGCTTTGCCCAGCTTCTCCAGCGCAGCCTCATAAGCGGGGCCCCACGCCACGGCGGTAATGCTGATGCGCCGGGCCTTGCGGCCCATATCCTCCACCTCGCCGCCGTCGCGGTACGGGTATTCGTGCTCCACCACGGCCTTTTCACCATGGTCGCGGGTGCGCAGCACCTCAAAGGGAACGCCCCGGAAACTGGCGGGACGCAAGGTGTCTTTCCAAGCCATAATCGCCCCTAGTGCCTTTGCGCCTGGCGGCCGTTAACTTCGTTGACCACAGCGGCCACTTCGCGCCCGTCAAGGATGAGCTTGCTCTCAATGACGGTCCTCTGTTCCCCGCCGCCGAACAGCAGCTCACCGGCTTTCTTGCCCAGCTCGGAACCGCCCATGTATCCGAGGCCTCCGCCTATCAAAGCGCCAGCCCCTCCACCGATGGCCGTGCCCAGACCGGGCATGAAGAACGATCCGATAGTCGCACCAGCCTTTGCGCCCAGGGCGGCACCTGTCCATGCCCCCGCAGCGCCCCCGGCCGTGCCCACGTGGGCGGCGTTTTTCTGCGCGCGGGTAAGATTGCCGTCCGCCTCGGTGCCGATGGCATCCACGGCGCTGAAGCCCAAGGCAAGGAGCCCCCCGCCGATCCTGCCGACGCGCGAGGCTGCACGTCCCAGCACTTTGCCGCGCCCCAGCGCTCCAGCGCCAGCCCCGGCCGCACCAGCGGCACCGGCTGCGGCACCTCCGCCGAAGAGCATCCGCCCGGCGGCAAACGCCCCGGCCGATGCGGCCAAGGCGGAAACGGCCGTGGCCGCCGCGAAGGCCCCCGTGGCCAAGCCGGGAAATTCGCGGGCCACGTCGGCGGCCTTGGTGGCCACGTTGCCCAAGGGGCCGGACACTTTGTCCAGCACGGCCGAAGCGGCGATATCTTTTTCATTGCTCGCCTGCTGGAGCTTGAAGGCGCTGGTGCCAGCAATGACCTGGTAGCCGGTTTCACCCGCGCCGCCCGCCTTGCCCATGCCGCCCAGCACCTGCTGCACGTAGTCCCGCTGGGTCATTTCGGCCACCAGGGCCAGCAAGGCTTGGCGGTCCTGCACCACTTTGCCGATAGCGCTGGACTGGAGGATGTCGGCCATGCCGTCGAAGGCTTCAGTTTTCTCGCCGCCCTGGGCCATAGTCGCTTTGGCCTTGAGGGCTTGGAACTTCTTGTCCTTGCCCACCACTTTGGTGTCGACCAACTGAATGAAGGCGTCTAGGGGCAGCTGGCCATTTTCCCGCGCGTGGGCCAGGCTGCCGGAAAGGTCAATGCCCAGCTTCTTGAAGTCTTGGGCCGTGTCCTGGCTGTTCAGCTTGGCCAGCAGGTTGACCAGGTTGTTGCCCGCCTGGTCCTTGCTGCCCGCCGTGACGGCGCTGGCCTGGGCGCTGGCCAGGATGCGCTCATACCCGGCCATGGACTTCATGCCCGCCGCGTTGGCCATGAGCTGGGGCAGCCAACGGGCCATGTCCTTCAGCTCAAAGCCGCCCATCTGCCCGGCCACGATGCCCTTATCCAGGGCCTCCTCCACCTGTTCGGGCTTGAAGAATCCTTGCTGAATGCCGCGTATGGCGATGTCCGCAAGGTCGCCGGAGCCAGCGCCGCTGGCAGTGGCCCGCTTTTGCAGCACAGGCAGCAGGCGCATGGCGTCGTCGGTTTTGATGGCGCCACTGGCCAGCATTTTGTCCAGGGCCTCGGCCGCGCCCTCGCGCGTGCCGCCGCCCTGGCGCACGGCGGCGTTGACGGCATCGTCCAGCCTTCCCATGCCCGCGCGGCGGCCAGCTACGCCCTCCTTAGCAAAGGCGGTGTTGGACATCTGCGCCAGGCGGTGTTCGTAGTCCACGGGCTTGGCCAGGGCGCGCCCGGCCACAAAGCCGCCAGCGGCCACGGCCGCGCCCGCCTGGGCAACTCCCTGCCCGAGGCGTCCGGCGGTGCGCGCGGCGGCGGCAAGGCCCTTCTCGGCCTGGCGGGCGAACTGATCCACCTGCTTGAGCCTGCCCACCAGGCCCAGGACGTTACGCTCCTTATGGCCCAGGTCGGTCCAGGCCTTGGCCATTTCCTCGGCCCTGGCCTTGGCCTCGCTGGTGCCTTGGGCCAGGGCCTTGGTGGACCTGGTGGCGCGGTCCGTGGCTGCTGTCTGCTGGTTGATGGCCGAGGCGGCTTGGCTGGCGACCTGCACCGTGGCCCGGCCCGCGTCCAGGGCCGCCCGGCCCGCATCGGCGGAAGCCTTGCCGGATTGCGCCACGGTGGTGGCCGTGGCTTGGACGCCTTGGCGCACACCCTCAAGGGCCTTGCGGCTTTCTGCGCTCAACTGGTCGCGCAGCTTGAGCGTGACCTGCATTTCCATATCCGGCATGGGCTACCCGCGTCTCTTTTTCATTCGTTGGTTCACGTATCGCTTGCCGCCCCCGCCTTTCCCGGAGGCCGCCTCGGCCAGCAGTTCGATGTAGGCCCTGGCCTCCGGCGCGGTGAAACCCGGATTTCGGCCAGGCTGAAGCCGTGCCGCGTCAACGCCAGTTCTACGAGCCGGAGTTTCGCGGAGCTGGCGCTCGCGGCTGCGAGCTTTCCCGCAAGGCCTCCTCGGCGGCGGAGAGAATGCCGTATTCCGTGTCCGGCAGGCTGCCCAGCAGCTCGGCCGTGATCTTGTCTTGGGGCAGGGTGCCCAGCTTGGTGAGGGCGCGCGCCCAGACGTGGCGGTTCACGCGGGCCTGGCACGCGCCCTCGCCCGCCGCCTCCAGACCATCTTCCACGTCGGCCATGGTGGGCTGGCGCAGCTCAAAGTCCTTGTGCCGCACGCCGTCCACTTCCACGCCGTATTTCAGGGTTCCGGTTTCCGTCAGCGTCATGTGCTTACTCCTTGATGCGGTCCATGGCGGCCAGGGTCACATCGACCTTGGCTGCGCCGTCCGCCGTATATTTGCGGGAATCACTCAAGCTCACGCAGTCCACAAAGGTGATGCGTTGGCCGCCCTCGCTCACCGGGAACACGGTGAGCTTGGCCCCGACGATGTTGTCCCAATCAGGCGCGCCGGTTTTGGGAATGGGCGCGGTGATCTTGACCGTCCACTCATGCACGCCGTTGGCATAGCCGCTGGGCCTGCCTTTGCGGTTCATGGTCTTGACCAGGCTGCGGCCGCTCTTGTGGTCTTCATCAAACGCCTCAATCTCAATTTCCTTGCCATCCACCTCAAGGATGATGGCTCCCAGGTATTCCTTCAGCGACATGTCTGACCTCCGTTCGCGTTAAATTTTGGCTTACAGGTACAGGTCGATAACGCCCGCGATGATGTGCAGGCCGTTGACCACGTCCACGGGGATGCGGATGTTCAGGCGGTTGGCGTCCTGAAGGTCGCGCTCAATGATGAGCTTGTCCTTATTGGCCTCCACGTTCTCGATGATTTCAAGCGCCTCCAGCTTGAAGAGCACGTCCAGCACCTCGCCACGCACGGCGGCCTCGGTGCGGGCGGTCAACTTCTCACGCGGGAAGCGCAGGGCCAGGCGCGTGCGCGCGGCCTTGCGCACATAATCAAGCGTGCGGATGGTGGTCAGGTCCAGCAGGTCAACGTCCTGGATGCCCTGGCCGTCCTTGGTGTAGGTGCTGATGGCGCGCACGATCTGCACGCTGGTGCCGTCCGCCCCCACCTCCAGGGGCATGACGCCGTTTTTCAACAGCACTTCCTGCTCGGTGCGCGTCCAGCGGAAGCCGGTATCCGGCACGTCCATGCCCTTGATGGGCAAGCCGTTCAAAGGCCGGGACGGGTCTTCCTCGCTGGCCACCACGGCCCCCGCGCCCGCAGCCACTTCCCAGGGCAGGCGGTACACGCCGTTGATGGCCGCGCCGGTGATGCGCCCGCTGTTCACGCTCCCGGCCAGGGTGGTGGCCTGGGCCAGGGTGCCCACCAGGGCGTACACGCCGCAGGCCCCGCGCTGCTCAAGCGCGCCACCCACGAAGTCCAGGTGGTCGCGCAGGGCCACTAGGTTCACGTGGTCGGTGTACGGGGTGATGAGCAGGTTGTGGCCAGAGTCCGCCACCAGATCAGCGGGTCGGGTTATGGACGGGTCCACCTGACCGCCTGCCATGGCCGTGGCCACAGTGGGTGACGCCTGCGGCGGTGCTGCTGGGGGACAGTTTGATGCCGTTGCCGTGCGCACCCTTGTGCCGGGCGGTGATGGTGAGCACGCCCGCCGCCGCCGCAAGGGCCACGGGCAGGTCGGTCTGCTGGTCGGCCTGGGCCTTCAGCGCCGCCGCGATCTCGGTGGCGGTGTCGCCACTGGCCACGGCCAACTGCACCAGCTCCGTGCCCACGCGCAACGTGACCACACCCGAGCCCGAGGCCGGGCCGGTAAGGGTGGCGGTTGCCGTGGCGGCAATTCCTGCGGCGGCATCATCTAGGGCGATGCAGGTGATGTCGATGTACGGGTAAGCCTTGATGGCCGCCCGCACCATGCGGTGCAGCATGGAGCCCTCGCCAAAGCTGACGGCGGCATTCCGCGTCGCTGAAGACTTGCACGGCGGTCAGCTCCGCCACGGAGCCGCTGGCCAGGCGCTGGCCGATGAGCAAAACGCGCTGGTCATTGGTCGGCAGGGTGCGAACTGCCAGCTTTGTGTTGAACTCGAAGTATTTCCCCGGCTTCCTGATGGACGCGCGGATTTCGTCGAACTGGATGTTTGCGCTGGCCATGGGCTACTCCTCAGCGGTCGGCTTCGCGCCGGCCTTTTTCACGGGCTGTTCGGCAAGAACCAGGTCGCCCTGGGCCAGGCAACGCCGGTAGTAGACGCTCTCCGGCACTTCCACGGCCTTGGCGTCGGTGATGTACTCGCGGGGCTTGGCCTCTTTGGGCACCTTGAGTCCGAGGGCTGCTTTGACAAGCATGAGGGTCTCCTTTTCGTGCGGGCCTACGGGCGGCCCTGTTGCAGGGTGATGAGGTCCACGGCGTCGGCTTGGCCGTCGTCGGGCGAAAGATGGTAGTTGAGGCCCAGGGCCAAAAGCTCCGGCAGAACGGCGGGCTGGCCGCTGGCGTCCACGGGTGCGCCGGTGCCGCGCTCGGCCACGCGGTAGTCGTATTTGGTGTGCCATTCCTGGGCGTAGACGCTGACCCCCTGGCCCTGAAAGCGCGCGTTGGTCAGGCTCCGCACGCGGCCAGGCCGCAGGTTGTCGATGTCCAGGCCCATGTCTTGCCCGGCCAACAGCGCCCGCAGGTCCAGCAGCATCTGATAGGTGCCCACGTTCACCTTGTCGCCCTTGCGGGTGGCGGCCTCGTTCCGCAGGTTGCGCGCGGCCACCAGCACCACCCACGTGGCGGGGATGCGGTACACGTGGCCCGAGGTGGTGAGCTTCTGGCCCTCGCCCTCGGCCTGGAAGGCCACCCACACCGCAGGAAAGCGGCGGATGGCCTGCGCCAGGTCGTCGTCCAGCTCGCCGCCGTAGGTGGCCAGGGTCCGCAGGTACGGCAGCTTGGCCCCGGCAATGCGGGCCATGAGGGCGTCCTCAATGTTGCTTATGGACACGGCGGGCATCACGCTTCCTCTTCCTGAACCGCACTGCGCGCGAACACACGGCGGCCTATGCTGAACTCCACGCCGCCCTCGCCAAGCGCCGCTCCAGTGGGCACGCCAGGCAGCACGGCCCGGCCAGCCGCCACGTCCTTGAGCCAGGTCACGGCCGCCTTGTAGCGGTCCGCTATGGGCGTGGTTTCCGTGGTCTCGCCGCCGGAGAGCCGGTAGCGGGCGATGTCGCACACCACGGCCGCAAGGGCCTGGGGCGCGCTTGCCAGCGGCAGGGCGTAGCGTACGGCAATGTAAGTGTCCGCCTCGCTGGAGGCCCTTTCCAGAGCCTCCAGCGCGACGGTGCTATCCACCGTGCCCGCCGTGTCCTCGGCGTTTTCCCGCTCGTCGCGGTCGGTCAGGGCTATTACCTCCTGCGTGCCGTAGGCCGCGATGAGGTCGGCGACGGTGGCGTAAGCCATTACTTGCCGCCCTCCTTTTGGGCGGGCTTGGCGGGCTTGGCATCGGCCTTGGCTTCAGGCTTGGCGTTAGAAGCCGGAGCGACGGCACCAGGTGCGGCCGGGGCCTCCGGCGCAGCCTTGGCGGCGGGCGGCGTCTCCTTAGGCGTGTCGGCAGTCTTGCCCTCTTCCTTGGCCCCTTCCTTGGCTTTGGCCTCGGCCTCGGCCTTGGCCTGGGGCGGGGTGGGCTTCAGCTCCTCGGCAATCTCCACCACAAGCATGGGCTCGGCCTGAAACGCGGCCAGCTGCTCGGGGGAAAGGTCGGCCTCGGCCAGCTCCGTGGGCTGGATGCCGAAGCACAGGCCTGCGCGGCAGAAGCGACCGCCAAAGGCGTGGGGCTGGGCTTTGATGCGAATGATGCGGGCCATGAACGCGCCTCCCTACGCCAGCCAGGGCGTCACCAGGGCGTCAACCACGCCCTGGTTGATGTTGTCCTTGCCGTTCTCCAGGCGGGTGGCCTTGGTGATTTCCAGAATCTTGGTGCGCTGGGTGGGGCCACCGGCCAGCAGCGTGGGCCGCACGCCCAGGGGGCGTTCCCCGTCGGACTTGAAGCTGCTCATGGCCGCGTAGGCCGCGTTGAAGTTCTCCGGGGTAAGCTCCGCGCGGGAGCAGTAGGCCAGCTGCCAGAAACCGAAGCCCACATTGCAGCGGTAGCGCACGCCGAACAGGTATTCGTCGCGCAAGAACACAGAGCCGTCCTTGGGGTCCGTGAGGGAATCCAGCTCGGGCTTGGTGCGCTCCTGGAAGATGACCGGCTTCAAAGTGCGGCTGGTGTCCAGCAGGTACCAGGGCGCGCCGGTGCCTTCCTGATAGTTGGACACGGTGACGGGCACGCCGGTGCCGTCCGCGTTGGGGTACACGGGGTGGTCGGTGTCGAAGAAGTTCTGCCCGTCGTAGCAGAGCGTGGTGAGGCCAGCCTTGAGCAGCTCGAACACCAGCACGTCCGGGTGCGTCTTGGCCTCCCGGCCCATCTCGCCGAACATGGGCTTGTAGATGCCCAGCTGGTCGTCTTCCATGTCGGTGCGGTCAACGCCAACCGTGCCTTCATACTTCTTGTTGGTGATGGAATAGCCGTGGGCCGCCATGGCCTTCACTTGGCGGTCGCCCACCCACTCGCGCAGCTTGGGGAACTTGCCCAGCCAGCCGTAGGTGTTGCTCTTGGTGTTGGACGGAACCAGGGTGGCCACATCGGCCCAGCTGGACGGGGTTTCCCCGAACACGCGCTGGTATTCGGCCTTGAACGCGGTGAACAGCGCCGCAATGAGCGCAGGGGTTACGATTGCCATTTACTTGGCCTCCTTGGCTTTCTTGTATTCTTCAGGAGTCATGCCGAACTGGTCGGCGGCGTAGGCTTCGTCAGCCGAAAGGGCGGCGGTGCCGCTGGCCGGGGGAGCGCCGCCGGGCAGCCCGCTGCTCTGCATGGAGCCGAGCGCGGCCACGGGCGCGGCGGCGGTAAGGAAGGTGGTAAGCGCGGCCTCGTCCTTGGCCCCCAGTTGGCGCGCCCAGGGCTCCAGGCCAGCGGTGAGCCGTCCATCGGCCAGGGCGGCCTGGATCAGCGTGTCCACCTTGGTGGCCTGCGCGCCGCTGGTCAGCTGCGCCACCTGGGTTTTTAGCTCGGCGTTGGCCTGCTGCAAGCTGGCCAGCGCGGCCACGGGCGCAAACTTGGCCGGGTCCGGCCCTTCGGAAAGCCCGGCCACCTGGCTGGTGAGGGCGGCCAACTGATCATCCTTCTCTTTCTGGTCCTTGAGCAGGGCCAGCAGGTCCACGCTCGCGGCTGCGGCGTCGCCGCCGGTGATCTGCGCCTTGAGCTTGTCCAGCTGCGCCACGATCTCCTCCGCCGTGGCGGTGATGGGCAGGTTGAGCAGCCAGCGCAGCCGTTCCAAAAGTTCGTCCATGTTGTCCTCCGTTGTTGCGGTAGTGGTTGAAGGGAACAGCGCGGCCAGGGCCACGGCGTCCATGCCGTCCAGGGCCGGGTTGTTGGTGAGCGCGACGCTCAAGATTTCGAGCACCGCGCCGGTGGCTATGTCGAAGCGGAAGACGGGGGAAATGTAGCGGTATTCGTCGGCCGAGATGTGCTCGCGGGCGCGGGCCTTCCAGTCCACGGCGGCGAAGAGCCCCCGGCCGGGCACGTAGCTGACGGCGGTTATCCACCCGGAGGAGGGCGCGGGCTTGCCGTTTTGCTTGGCCAGCAGCAGCTGGTGCTCATAGTCCACGGGCAGCTGGGACGCGCGCGCCTCAACCTTGGCGATCACGGCGGCGGCAATGTCCGCATCCATGAGCCAGGCAGTGAGCGCGCCCTCGGTGATGCTGGCCGGGCGGCCATCGCGCGCGGCGAAGCTGCCGTCGGGGAAGAGCTGGGCGTTCATGCCCGGCGGCATGTCCTCTGCCGAAACGCCAACAGCCAAGGCCACACCCCCCGAAAGGGGCATGGCCAGGCTGGCGACGTTGTGTGTGGTGTCGGTGGGCTTGCGCTTCATGCCACCCGTTTTAGGGTGGCAGGGGGAGGCGGGACAGGATGAAGGGTTTCAGTAGGCGGCCAGTCCCGGCCGCTTTGGGCGTTAGAGTGGCGTTAGAACCAACGCGACGCCAGCGCGCGCCCTATGCCCCTGCCAGCGCCCGCCGCACGGCCCTAGAAAGGCTCTCCTCAATTTCCGCTTCCTCCGGCTTGCCGATACCCAGGAAGGGCCGTGCCGGGATGTCGCCCCAGGGCAAGGGCATGGTGCCGCCCTGCGCCCGGCCGGAGAGCCAGCCGCCCACGGTGGCCCCGCCGCGCGCGGTGTAGTTGCGCGGGTTGCGGCGGCCCGTGCCCCGCGTGCCGCGCTTGGCCGTGCCGTAGCTGCCCTTCTTGGCCCCGAACTGGTGCGTGGGGGCGCGCACGTCGCTGGTGAGCACGGCAGCGTGGTGCGGGCCGTGCTCCGTCTGTATGCTGCTGGCTAGCTGGCCCGTCACCTGGAGGATAGAGCCGGTGTGTCCGGCCTTGGCGCGCCTGGCCAGGGTGGCCGGAGAAAGCGGGTGCCACTTCTCGCCCGTGGCCGGGTCTTTCTCGTCGGCAAAGGCGCGGTCCACGCCACCCTTCAAGATTTCCGCCAGGTCGCGCGTCAGCGGCGTCATGTTCTGGCCAAGCGCGGCTAGGCGCGTGAGTCCATTTTTCACGCTGTCTATATTGACTTCAATTACAATCATGCGTATTTTTTCCTTGACCCTGTGGGCGTACCCGAAGCTGGTAGTAATCGGGCGGGGGGAGGGAAACCTCCTCGCGGTATGCGGTGCAAGTCCGCCCCCACGGGGTTATTATTTTGGCCAAAGTCTTTTGTACTGCGACTGCCCGCCAAGCGGGATGTCCGAAGACAACACCTCCATCACGTTCACCACGGCGTCAAAGCGCCCCAGCTTGCCCAGGCCCTTGGCGTCCTTGGGACGCATGGGCACGTCCACCACCACCTTGAGCACCTTGCCGGGCTCTTTCGTTGGGCACTCGTAAAACAGGTTCGCGTTGTCCGCGTCCCACAGCACGGCCGTTGCTTTCGTCCAGCAGCTGCGGCAGGCGCAGCAAATCCTCCTGCGCCGGGGCCGTGCCCATGCGGCGGTGCTTGGCGCTGTCCGCGTGCAAGATGCGCCTGGCGCTGGCCGTGACCACCTGCACCGGCTCGCCGCCGACTTCGGTCACAGCCTGGGCCACGGCGTTGCGCATGAAGTGCACCACCTGGGCTTGGGCCGTGCCGCCGCGCCGGGTGTTCAGCACCTCGCGCGCGAAGTTCTCCCAGGCCTGCCGCCGGGCCGGGTTGCCGTTCAGCGCCTGCACTGCCTGGGCGCGCAGCTGCGTGTCCTGCACCAGGGAGAGCCGCCGGGCGGCCTCCATGTCCAGGCCATAGGCCGCCGCGCCGGGGTTGTACGAAAAGCCGGGGTCGGTCCACACCGTGGGCGCGTCCGGGGCGGTGCCCACCTTGTAGCCCGTGACCTGGCGCATGGTGGCCTCGCCCGTGCGGCGGTCCACAAGCTCCACGTCACGCGTGCGCATGTTGCCCTCGCCGCTCTCCGGGGTGATGCCCTCGCGCTCCAGGCCCATGTCCGAGAGCGCCTGCACGCGGCAGCGGCAGCCCCAGCCGTTGGGCGGGTAGTGGCTAGACCAGAACGCATCATCAAAGCGGAAGGTTCGGCCGTTCAGCAGCCGGTGCGCGGGTCTGGTGCGTTGGTCCAGCACGGCCACGTAGCGCCACCAGGGGCGGTTGTCGGCGTTCTCCAGCATTTGCTTGTAGCGCCCGGCCATGTAGGCGGTCTGCATGTTCTGGCGGTAGATGAGCTTCAGCCTGGCCGGGCTGCCCATTTGCACCTGGCGTTCCTTGCCGTCCGCGCCGATCTCGGTTCGCTTGCCCCACCAGCCCTTGGCCCGCAGCACGGGCTCCAGGTCTTTGGCGAACATCTTCTGCGTCCGGCCTTCGGTCAGCGCCTGCTTCACCGCGCCCCGGATGTCCTCCAGCACGTCCATGCGGGCCACGCCCACCACGGTGAAGGCCTTGGCCTGGGCACCCTGCCACACCTCATGCCAGTTGAACGTGATCTTGGCCCCTTTGGACTCAAGATAGCTGATGGCGTCCTTGGGCGGCAGGCTCATGGCGAAGGAGAGGGAGACGCCTTCAGGGATGGCCATGGCTACATCTGCCCCATACCGGCGGCGTACACGGCGTCGGCCCTTTTCTGCACTTTCTCGTACTCGCCATATCGTTTATCGGCGAGCTTCCAGTCTCCGGCATTGCCCGCCTTGATGCTTTCCCCCAACAGCGCGTCCGCCCGTTTCGTCAAGGTGTCCCACCGAACAAACAGCAAGTCTCGTTGGCTTGCGTGCAGCCATGCAAACTTCCGAATCACGCGGATCAGCTCATCCTTGGTGAGGTCTTCAAGCTCCAGCTTCATGTTACTCCTCGCCCTGGGCCGAAACGCGGCCCCACACTTCGGACACGAACATGGCACGCGCCAGCAGCTCCTCCATGTCGCGGGTCTCCATGCGCGGGTAGTGGCTGGCCAGCGCGGCCAACAGCTCGTCCGGCGTCTTGCCGTCCTTCAGCTCCGTCACCAGGCTGCCCGTCAGTTGTTCCATGATGCGTTGCAGCGTGGCTTCCGGCACGGTGGCTGCCTCCAGGGCGTCCTGGTCGGGAAAGCCTGCCTGGCCGTCACCAGCCGTTAGCGCGGCGGTGAGGGGCGCGGGCTTGGGCTTGCCGTTTAACGGCGGCTCCTGCGCCTGGCCAGCCACGCGCAACACGGGTTCATCGCCCTCGGGCAGAGGGATGCCCGCCTTCTCATGCGCCCAGGCTTCGGGGATGCGCATGCACTCGGCCAGCTTGGGCAGGGCCTCGGCCAGCTCGCCCAAATCCGCCGGGTCGCTCACGTCGAACTTGAACCACGGCAGCAAGGCCGGGTCGCTCACGCCTTGGTTGAGCACAGCCAGGGGCATGAGCAGCTGCTGGGTGATGGTGCTGGCGATCTGCCGGGCGTCGCTGGCCATGATGTCGCGGCGCACCTCGTCATGAATCTTGCCCAGGGCGTTGGTGCTGCTCTTGCCGTCGGCCTGGCTGGTGAGGGTGCCACCCAGGATGGCCTTGCTCTGGCCACGCTCGCAGTGCGCCAACATGGCTTCAAAGGGCTTCTCGCTGCCTTTGGCCGCCTCCTTGAAGTCGATGAGCATTCCATCGGGGATGATGCCCGCCGCGTCGTGGCCAATGGCTTGGATGGCGCGCTTCAGGGCGGCCTTGTCCTCCTTGGTGGCCGTGGTCGGATAGGTGCCCACGCGCAGGGGGAGCCCGTGGATCTCCAGGAACTCGGCAAAGTCGCCGCGCGCGTAACCCTTGAGCAAGAAGGTCCACACCAGCACGCGGAACAGGCCGGAGCGGGCCAGCCAGCCAGACTTGCTGCGGTGGCGGTGCAGCACCCAGCCCAGGGGCTGGAGCGGCAGGCCCTCCATGCTGCCGTCGCGCAGGCGCAAGCTGTTGCCGTCGCCGCCGAACTGCGGGGGCAGCAGCTGGAACCAGGTCTGCGGCCGGTGGTGCAGGCCCACGGGCACGTGGGCGCGGCCGTCAAAGCCCCATTCAATTTCCAGCGCGGCAAAGCCGTGGCCGATGCCGTCGGCCAGGTCCAGCACCATGTCCTCAAAGTCCGGTATGCTGTCAAACTGCTCGCGCACGGCCTCGGCAATGGCCATGGCGCGCTTATCCGGGTTCTTGGCCGTGCCCGTGCCCTTGCCGGGCATGATGCTCCACTGCGGGCCAAGGAGCGCCCGGCGGCGCTTGGAAAGCTCGGCGTGGATGTGCTCGTCGCGGTCTTCGATGTCCGCGAACAGGCGGTACATATCCCCGATGTCGCCCGCGTCCGCGTTGGCCAGGATGTGATTCAGCTTGGCCGGGGTGAGCCCGCCCGTGAGGCTGGCCAAAAACTCGCTCCGCAGCAGGGCCAGGGCCTCAGACTGCATTTCCTCGGCCGGGCCTTTGCGGAATAGGCCGCCCAAGCCCGCCTTGAACCGGTCAATAATCGTCGTCGTCTTCATCGGTACCGCTCCAGAGGTTGCGCGAGTTGGGGCCGGAATCCTTGGGCACGGGGTCGAAGGCCATGGTGGTGAAGCCGCCCACGGCGATTTCCCACAGCATGTGCGTTGCGTCCGGGCCGTCGTCATGGTCGGCCAGGGGGAAGTTGCGGAACTGCTCAATGAGCGTGCTCTGCGAGGGGTGCAGGCGAATACGCCCCTGGGCAAAATAGGGTTGCAGGCTTTCGATGCGCAGGGTCTTGTCCGCATGGGGCACCACGGCCTTGGCCGGAATGACCATGCGGCGCTCGGTCGCCCGGCGGATAAGCTCCGTGCGGAGGAACTCCTGGAACTGCACGGCCTCCACGGCCCACAGCAGGCAGCGGTATTGCGCGTGCATGGCCAGAACGTCCTCGATGATGCGGTCGGGCAGGCGCTTGCGTATGCTGGCCTCCACCACGTCCAGCGTCATGGTGTCGCGGCACCAGCCGCCCACCAGGATGGCCGAGGGGTCGCGGCTTTTGCCCTTCTTGCCCAGGCTGGGGTCCACCGCGCCGAAGAACAGCCAGTCGTGCCGAATGTCCACCCAGAAGGTGATGACCTTGAACGGGGCATCGTCGCCGCTGCCGGGGGCGTTCTGCTGCTCGGAATCAAAGGCGTCGTGCCCGTCGCGCGCGCGCTTGAGCATGAGGCTGTACAAGGGCCGGGCGGATGCCCAGGAAACGCTGGCGCCGAGTTCCATGTCCGCTAGGTGCTCGCCGTAATACGCCAGGGCCGCCTCTTCGCCCTCGTTCAAGAGTGTTTCTTCCCAGGCATCCCACAGGTCCATGCGGTCTGGCCAGGTGAGGATGGCGCGGAACTTCTTGTGCCGCCACAGGGGCGCGGCCAGCAGGCGGGAGAGCACGGAATCATGGTGCAGCACGGTGCCGATGACGAACACGTCCATGGTGTCGCCCGCTTCGCCCAGCGAGAGCACGGTGCGGCGCAGCCACTTCTCCAGCTTGTCGCGCTGTTCCGGGCTCTTCACGTTCTCGTCGTTCTCCAGGTCATCGCAAATAACTAGGTCCGGCCTGTGCGGGCCGTGGCGCAGGCCGCGCATGCGTTTGTTCGCGCCAAAGGCCTGAATTTTGACCTGTCCGCTGGTGATGATGACGCCCGCGTTCCACACGCGGCCCTGGCCGCAGTGCTCCGGGAAGTCCAGGGCCAGGCGCGGGTTTGCCTCAAGCTCGGCCTTGACGGCCTCCAGTTGGGCGGCGGCCTGCTCGAAGGCGTCGGCAATTTCCAGCATGTACCGCTTGCGCCCGGTTACGCCGCACCAGAGCACGAATTGCAGGCCCACCACCGTGGACTTGGCCTCGCCGCGCGGGGCGGCCACGGCCAGGCGCTGCCCTGCGGGCAGGTCCACCAGGCGCGGCAGGTTGTCGTCCAGCCAGGTGTGCAGGATGCTATCGCCATACTTGGTGTAGTGCGGGAAGTAGGTGCGCCGGAAGAACGCGAAGTCGTTCTGCGCCTGCGCCTTGCGCTCTTTCGACGCCGCAGGGTCCGGCGCGAAGCCGGAGCACTCGGCCTCTATCTGTTGGCGCAAGGATGAGGCGAGGTCGCCCAGCTCCTTGAGGAAGTCCTTTGTGCCAAACTTGGCCGGAATCTTGGGCATGGGCTACTCCTTGGCCAGTTCGTCGCCGAAGGGCTCCAGTATCTCCACGAACGCCGCCGCGTGCTGCGGGTAGTTCGCGCGGATGAAATCAGACAGGCGGTTGATGACGGTTAACGCCGTGGCCAGCTTGTTCGTCTCCGGCAGCACCTTTCGGCTGGCGGCCACGGTTTTGTTGAAGCTGTCGGCCAGGCTGGCCAGCATATCCACCTTGGCCGCCGCGCCCAGCTCCGGGCTGGTGTTGATCTCGTCCATAAGGGCCTTGTGCTGCACCACATAGTCCGCCAGCATCTGCCGGGCCACGTTCTCCATGCCCTCGCCCGCCAGCAGCATGGCCGCGCGCAGCTTGTCCCAATCCTCGCCCGCCGCGCGCGCCTGGCGCTTCCAGCGCGCCGCCGTGCTGTGCGGAACGTCCACTCTGTCCGCCGCAGTCTCCAGCGGCAGGCGGTCGAACACATAGGCCTGGCGCAAGGCCTGGCGCTTCTCGTCCTTGTGGGCCATGGCCTACGCCCCCATCTTGCCGCGTATCAGGTTCAGGCCCAGGGCCATCATATCGTTAACGCCCGGCTCGGGCCGTTTAACGCCCGGCGTCACAATGCGGCCGCTGGCCACGTCCGCTCCGCGCGGGGTAAGACGCGCCACAATCACGTCGGCCACGGCATCAAGGGCGACAAGGCCCTGCTCGGCAAGCCAGGCCAGCTCGGTGGCCAGCTGGTCCGCGCTCATGGCGTGGCCTACGGCCTCCAAGCCGGGGCGCAGCACAAAGGCGTTAAGGGTGTACTCCGGCGCGGCGGAAAGCAGGCGCAGGATGACCAGGCGGCGGTCCTCTGAAAGCAGCTGCGCGAAGTTCATTTGGGCCCCCGCACGTGGTGCTCAAGCAACAGGTTCAGCGGCCGCTCTATGCGCTGCATCAGCTCGGCCTGGCCCTGCACCGTGGCCATAACGGCCTTGATGCTGCCTTCAATCTCGGCCAACTGCACGGCCATGGCCTGCACCTCGTCCGCATCGGGCAAGGCCTTCTGCGCCTGCTCAAGCCGAGCCTGCTCTTGCTTTAGTTTGGCTTGCTCCAGCTCAAGCGTTGCGTGTTTTTCAGCTGCGGCCTTGCATTGCTCGCCGCAGTGGGTGCTGGACACGAACTGTTTCCGTAGGCTCCACAGCGCCCACGCCAGCAGGCCCTGGAAGACGAGCACCAGCAGGGAAGCCACGTTAAGAGCGATACTCCACCAATCCATTATCGGGCCTCCTCGGTCAGCAGTTTGAGCAGGGCGTCGCGCTGGGCGGCCACCCCCTGGCACCATGCGCCGTAGTCCGCCGCGTGGGTCAGCAGGTCCGCAGCCGTGGCGTTGTCGCGGGCGTTTCCGTCAGCGTAGCCCGGCGTCAGCGGCGACGGGGGCGGCGTGGCCTGCCGCAGTTCCGCCGGGACCGGCGGCTTCGGGCACTCTGGGGCCACCGAGACCAAGGGCCTGGTTGTACACGCGCAGGAAAGCAGGGCCAAAAGAGCAAGCAGCAAGGCCAGCCGTCGCATGGGGTATCTCCTTCAAGATGAGGGTTCGGGTATCGGCCAGGCGCTGCCGGGCCGTGAGGTAGTCGGTGGCGGCCTTATCCGCCCGGAAGGTGGCGGCCACATACTCGGCCAGCGCCTTGTCTTTGGCTTTGGCCCAGGCATCGGCGTACTCCTGTCGGAGCGTGGCGTACTTGGCGTCGCCCAAGGCCTTTTCCTCGGTGCGGCCATGCCGGTAGCTGGCCCAAGAGCAGGCGAGGCAGAGCAGGATCACGAGCAGCGCGCCGCCCAGGCCGATGGCCAGCTTCACGCCGGGTTTGGTGAGGTTGAGGGGGATCATTTGGCGGCCTCCGTCGGTTTGGGCTCCCCGCAGTGGGGGCAATTCAGTGTTCCAGAGCCATGGCCACAGCGGCAGCGCCAAGCGCGTTCCCCAAGAGACTTTGTCGCAAGGGCGGCTTGGCGTTCCTGCAACTTCCGACGACACACCTTGCAGTTGTCGGGGTGATCGTGGGCATCGTCATCCCTCGGACCGAGGTAAAGCCACCGCCCGCAAAGAGACTCGGGGCCAGTCTCGAAATAGTGCCACTTCGTCGCGGCGTCAGGCCTTCCCCACCCCGTGTCGTTCGCGCTCATTGCGGCACCTCGCACAGGATGCCCGGCCCCCAGGTCAGGTACCTGGGTTGACGCCGAAGCAGGATGTTGCGGGGGTAGTCCGTGTTTTCACGCTTGGCGGCCAGGCTGCGCCCGGCGTTGACTGTCTCCACGCTCTGCCACCAGCGGGTGGGGTCCAGGCCCTTGCGCTTGGCAAGCTCCTGGTCGCGCCACACCCAGCCCAGCCCGCCGTTGTAGGATGACAGGGCCATGGCCCAGGCGTCGCAAGGGGATGCCGCCCGCACGCGGCGCAGGTTGGCCAGGTCGTAGGCCACCAGGGCGCGGATGGCCCAGCCAGGGTTGGTGGGCACAGCGGGGCCGAGGTCCGGCCTGGTGCGGCCCATGTCCTTGGCCGTGCCGGGCATAAACTGCCCCAGGCCGCGCGCGCCAACGGGCGAGACGGCTTGCGGGTTCCAGCCGCTCTCTTGCTCGACCTGGGCGGCGAACACGGCCACGGGGGCGGCCAGGCCTGCCTCCGCGCGCGCGGCGCGGATGATGACCGAGCGGTACTGCTGGGCGCGGGCGGGGATGGGCTCGGCGGCGTGGGCGGTGCGGGCCTCCATAAACATGGCAAAGAGGATCAGCAGCAGCATGCCAAGCACGAAGATGGCAAGGCCGAGGCCGGGGTTTGTCTGGCGATGACCCATGCCCGCCACCTACAGCGCCAAGGCAACGGCCAGCATGCAGGCGCAGACGATGGCCGCCCGGCGCAGGCAGGCAAACATAAAAGCCCACATGTACCCCGGCACGATGCCGTAGTCCGGCTCGTCATCCGCGAAGCTCTCTGCATCGCGCCAGTCGAAGCGGAGATACCCGGACGGCTTCGCGTAGGGGAAGGCCGCCACGTCGAGCAGGTAGCCCAGGCACCCGCCCGCAGCGACGCCGCCGAGCTTGTACATGAGCACCGGAGCCTGGTGCGGGGCGATGGCGGCCACGGCGAGCACCAGCACGGTGGCCAGGATGGTGGGCAGCGACATGCGCGGGGATTTGCGGCGCAGCCAGGCTGGCAGGCCCTTCACGCTCCGCAAAGCGGCGTGGCACAGCCGCCAAAGCCCCAGCAAGACGCACGCGGCCAACGCGCACGCAAGAAGGGCGATATCGCAAGCGGCGCGCGCCTTTGTGGCACACCACGAACACAGCCTGGACAGGGTGGACTTGTTGCGATTCATAAGGTCGCCTCCTGATTGGTTCAGGGGGCAAATAAAACCGCCCCCACATGCCGCCTATCCTAGGCGGCAGATGGGGGCGGGACAGGATGAAGGGGTTCAGTGGGCGGAGTTACTTCGAGAAGGGGTTGTGGTCGCCACGGCGCATGGGAACGGCCCCGTTGCCCATAATACTATACTGCAAAGTTCCGTCAGGGCGAATAACGGCAAATTGTGCCGTTCCAGTGACCTGGATAGCGTAATAGCGTTCGCCTGTATCCTGGTACTTTCCAGTGATAATGTTGTAACGTACGGATTCCGGTTTTTTCCAGGAGTCGCTCGCGGGCTCGGCAATATACACATCCATGACGCCACCTTCTTTAACAACCCACTTTTGCCACCAGTTAACGTACTGGTTTTGAGGGTCAAGTGGCTCGGCATAGACCCACGTGCCAATGACGTACTTCTGCGCCTTCTCGATGCTGCTAATGCTGGATGGTGATGTGGCCTGGTGCGCCGTGTAGCCGTCCAACGCCATGTATCCGCCGCCGACCACAAACGCGAAACTAGCGGCCAAGGCAACGGACCGAGGCCAGTTGTATCCCTGTTTGCGCATGTTCTCTTGGCACTTCTTCCAGTTGAAAAGAGCCATCAGAAAAGCCGCGCCAAAGAACAGAAAACCGACCACACCCACTGCGATCTGAATCAGTTCTTTCATGTTTCCTCCTCACTCATTGATGATACGGGGAAGCGAGTAGCATACGGCGGCGCTACTTGCTAGCGGTCCTCTTGCGCTGGGCCTCCACCAACTCACCCAGCCGCCGCTCAATTTCGCCAAGGGGCAGAAGCACAGCGGCCATGACCGCGAGCGACAACCAGGCGGCGCTCTCGCCCCACTCGCGGTAGACGTACGCGGCGACAGTGAGCACGTCGAAAAGCACCAGCACGCGCCACATCACCGCGCCACCTCCCGCCCCAAGCGGTCTACGGGCACCAGTTCGTTGCAGCACACCATCTGTCGCCCAAGCCGAAGGTCGGAAATAAGCACACGCCATTGGCCGTCGAGCCAAAGGAAGGGGTCGCTGCCGAGCCGAAACAGCCGCGAGGTGTAATGTGGGCCGTACCAGCGCACCCAATCTTTGGTCCTGAACTTCGGGGCGGGGCGCTCCAGCGCCTCCAGCCAGCCGGGTTCCGTCAGCCCCTTGGCTACAAGCTGCCCCAAGGCTTCGGCGGTGACGAACGTGTATTTTTGCCCGCCGATGCTGAACCACTTTTCGCGGCGCTTGCCGTCAACCCAGGTGTATTCACACAGCCTGTACAGTCCGAGGTCCGCCTCGTGCTGGTCCGGCCATTGCTCGGCGGGGAACACGTCAAAATTGCGCGTTTTGCCCCGGAACCGGAGCAAAATAGACCCTAATTTTTTACGCTTTTCTGCCATGGTTCCGGGGCAAAGTTACTTGCCCCCCTCCTTTTGCATCTTGGCCTGGGCCGCCTCATGCACCTGGTTCAACGCCAGGGCGCAGGTTTCGGCCATACGCACGGCGGCGGCTTCTGCCTTGTCATTTGGCAAGCTGTTATCACGCAGAAAGACGACGGCCAGGCGCTTGCGTTCGGTGTCGCGCAGGGTAACGGAGTCTCCGGCTGCGCGGGCGACGATAAAGCGGGGGACGGCCATACTCACATCACCCCAGGAAGGAACGGCCAGCGGGTAGTGACATCCGCGACGGAGACGATAACCTCCCGACCGGGAGTGCCGTCCTTCTTGATCACGCGACCCAAAAGCACCTTGCTCCCGGCAACATCCACGCGGATTTCACCGCTACGATGGCGGCGGGAGAACACCCGGTCATTTTCGTTGATTTGTTTCATCATCCCCTACCTTTGGCTGCTCTTCAGGGCCGGGCAACCACGCCTGGCCGACCGCCCGTGTGGGCGGTTTCGCAAGGTGGAGCTATCCCAGCAGTGACAGTTGCACGGCCCCGCCCACGTTGACGGTGGTAACGGGCATCCGCTTTAGGATGTTGAAGATATGCCGGTCGGACAGGCGATGCGCGCGAGCCAGGCGCTGCACGGCTTCGTTTCCGCTCATGCTGGTGGTGAGCCGGTCGTATTCGGCGCAGATGGCGGCGTCGCGGGCGTTGCGCAAAGCCTCCGCACAGCGAGGGATGTACAGGTCCGTGCCGCTGAAGCGGCGCACCATGGCGTCCGCCGCCTCCACGCCCACCACGTCGGCCAGCACGTTGAAGCGCAGCTCGCCCAGCTTGGTTTCGCGCTTGGGCACGGGGAACGTGGTGCCGCCCAGGGTCTCCACCAGGCGCAGGGCCTTTTGCAGGCCGATGAGCTGGGCCAGCTCCCGCGCGGTGGCGGGCAGGGTGTCCACTGCCAATGATTCCATGGTGTCGGTGCTCACAGGCCCACCTCCTGGGCGGCCTGGCTGGCCTCCCGCTTCGCCCGACGTTGGGCGTCCTTGGTCAATGCGGCCACGATGCCGCGCAGCTGCTCGGGCTTGGCCCATTCCAGCCGCTCCACCTTGTACATGTGCTTGGCCATGCCCTCGGCGTAGGCCCAGGGTCGCCCGGAGTCGGCCAGCTGCGCGCCGATCTTGTCCAGCAAAGGCGCGGTGCCCGGCGTGGCGCGGGGCTTGGGCTTTTTGCGCGCCGGGCGCGGGTCTTCATCGTTCCAGCCGCGCTTGCGCATGGCGGACAGCACCAGCACCAGTTGCTTGTCCGAGAGCTTCCCGGCCGAGCGCTGGCCGGTGAGGGCCTCCAGCATGTCGCGGTAGGTGTCATCGTCCAGGCCCAGGGCCTTGGCTCCGATGTGGACCTTTGCCAACAGGGTGCGGCGGGATTCGATCTTCATGGATGCTCCGTGTGTTGTGGCTGCTCATCAGGCCGGGGCAACCACGCCCCGGCGACCGCCCCGCAGGGCGGTTTCGCTTAGATCAAATCGCCGCCATATCCAGCGAAATGGCCGTGTAGGCCCCGCTGTCCTGGCGCTTGTAAATGCGGACGTAAGACTTGGTGCCCGTGACCTGGATGGAGTCGCCGATGGCCTGCATGGCCGTGCGCCAGCGCTCGTCGGTGATGTCCAGGCGGCGCAGACCCAGGATGCGGGTGGTGCTGATGCGGCCTTCCTTATCGACCTGGAAGGCTTAGTCGATGAGCGCCTGAATTTCGCTGCGACTGTCCTTGGTCCAATCGCGCAGGCACTCGTCAATCAGGCTCTTGGCCGCCTGGAGGCGCTCGTCAAAGGTGATGTGCTCGGCCACCTGGCGTGCGATCTTGTACTTGCCGTCGTAAGACAGCAGGGTCACGTTGCCCTTGTCGCCGCCCACCTTGGCTCCATACCGCTCGGCGGAGAGGGAGACGAACGCGCCCACGTCGGCCATGAGTTCGGCCTTGAGCTTGGACAGCTCCTCGTGCATGGCCTGGACCTTGGCCACCTTCTCCATGACCAACTCGTGCCTTGCCCGATCAATCTCCTGGACCTGGCCCAGCGGCACCTGGTGCCCCTGGGCGTTTTCCATGTATCCTTCAAGCATGGTGCGTCCTCCTACGCTTGTGCGGGTGCGTGTTGTGCCGCCTCGCCGGTTCCGGCGATGGGCAGCAGGGTTTCCAAATTCTGCACGTCCTCGGCGGCGGCGGTCAGCACGATGCACGCCTGGCGCATGACTTCCCCTTCCTCTTCGCCAACATGCTGGCGCAGGTCGCGCAGTACCGTGGCCACGTTGCTGATCTTCTCGTGAATCATGGCGTTCTCCTTGGTTTCGGGGTTATGCTTCGGGGTTGTGCTGGCAGGCCCGGCAGGCGCGCCATTGCCGCAGAGCGGCGGGGCTTGAGCTGGGCACCTGCCCGGTGAACTTCCGGCAATGGTCTGGCATCACGCTCTTGCCAGTGTGCGGACATTCCACGCTGGAGTAGCGTTCCAGAATGCGGGCGGCCATGCGGTCGGTTTTGCCGGGGTACTTGCCGAGCAGCAGCAGGCTGACGGCTGTGCGGGAGACGCCCAGATCCTTAGCCACTTCGGCGCGGTTGGAGACGCCCACGGCCTCGGACAAGAGCGTCAGCCAGTCCTTAGTCATGGCTGGCCGCTTCCTTGGCCTTCGGCAAGGCGTGCACCTCGCCCGTGTTGGCGTCCGTGACGGTGCGCTGGGCCTTGTTCCAGGCCGGGGCGCAGGGGCCGGTATCGCTCACCAGAAGCCAGCGAACCGCACCACCGCGCCGGGGCAGCTCATGAAGGAAGCCCGCGAGCGTTAACGCCCGCAGGTAGCACTCCAGGTTGCGCCGGGCCTTGGCCTCGTCCTTCTTGGTGGCCTCCGCATCCAGCACAAGGGGCAGCAGGTCCTCCAGGTCCGCCTTGCGGCGGATGCGCAACACCCGCCACGCCTTGGCGCGGGTACTGCCCTTGTAGCGCTCCACACAGCCGCCCTTGGCAGGGCCGGAAACGACTTCCGCACCGCCCGCCAGGGCCTGGGCTCCGGCCTCTGTGATCTGGTTAAGGCCTGCGGACGTGTTCACCAGGCCGCGCGCAGCAAGCCGCTTGCACACGTCGCGCGCGGCGTCGTAGGTCACGCCAAGGGCCTCGACGATATCCCGCCGGGACTTGGGGCCGTTTTGCAGCAGCCCCAGCACTTCCAATCCGCGCCAGGCCATTACGCGGCCCTCTTGGCCTTGCCGACCCCGCGGGGGCGGCGCGCCTGCCAATCGTGGGTAATGCTCATGCCTTCCACGGCGGCCACGTCCACCAGCTCCAGGCCGTTCATTTTGCCCACGCGCTCCACGGTGGCGATGGCGTTCATCACCTCGCGCATGCGGCCACTGCTCTGGCGGTGGATCTCGGCCACCAGGTCCGGGGCGATGCGCACTTCGGAGAGCTGGTGGCAGGTAAGGGCCACGTCCTCCAGGGTGGCGGGCGTGATCTCCACCACCTGGGCAATGCGGCTGGAAATCTGCTGGTGCCGGGCGATGTTGCGCTGTATGGCCTCCATGCCCACAAGGATGACCATGGTTTCGGTGCGGTCGCTGAAGTCGCGTATCTTCTCCAGCACGGCCGCGTGGTTCTTCAGCGTGGCCTCGGCTTCGTCGATGACCAGGGGAATCTGCTGCGTGGCGATGACGGCCAGCATGCGGTTGAACAGCTGTTCGCTGGTGCCGCGCGGGTCCACGGCCAGGGCCTTGGCCAGCTCCACCAAGAAGTAGCGCGGGGTCCAGTCCACGTTGGCGCGGAGGAATACCGCGCTGGTATCCACGGCCCAGCTGGTCAGCATTTCGCTCTTGCCCAGGCCGGGCAGCCCGTACACCAGCATCATGCCAGCCTCGGCCGCTCCCCGGTTCTCCACGGCGGCCACTCCAGCGGCAAACCGCTCGTAATTGCTTGTCCGAACGAATGTTCTTCTCACGTCGCTCCTCCTGTCTTGGTCAGATGCTCGGGGTTTCTAACGCTGGGAAAAGTTGTGCCGGGGTAACGGCCAGGCCCTCGTACTCGAAACGCTCGCGCAACAGCGCGTATTCCCTGCCCTGGGCGAACTCGGCCAGCCAGGCCCTGTCCGCGTCGGTCCACTGTTCCGGGTGGCGCATAAGCCAGCGGTATTTCTCGGTGGAGAGGTGGAACAGCGGGCGCTTCTGCGGCTCTGGCCGGGGCGCGGCGGCCAGCGCCTGTTCCTGCTCGGCCTCGGCCATGATGGTGCGAATGCGCTCCAGCTCGGCGCTGGTGGCGGCGGCGGGTTCCGGTTCCGCCTGGGCGGTAATGGTGATGATCTGGCGGGCGCTCAAGCTGTCCGCCATAAGGGCCGGAACGTCCGCAGGCGCGGTGAGGCTTGCGCCGGGGGCGATGCGCTGGGCCTTTTGCTCCAGGCGCTTCAGCTGGGCGCGCTCGCGCTTCATGCGCGCATCCTCAATGCGGGAAATGGGGAAGTAGTCCATGGCGTTGGCGTCAAGCTCGGCGCGGCAAATCTTCTCGCCCGCCTCGGTCCAGACCGTCACGTAGGTGGAGTCCCACACGTCGTAGCGCAGCTCCACAATGTCGCCGTGGTGCTTGGCCAGCTCGGGCGCGAAGTAGTCGCGGTTCCACAGGCGCACCATGCCGTTCGCCACCTTGCGGAAGGTGCCGGGCATGAACAGGTCGTCCACCATGTCCTCGGGCACCGGCACCGGCTCGAACACGCGGCCCAGGCAATGGTTCCAGTATTCGTTCGGGCTCATGTGGCGGCGCTTGCCAGCTTCATGGTCCTCTATGATGGGCAGGCCCTTGTGCGGGCTGGCGTTGTATTCCTCAACGCGGGCCAGCAGCACCTTCTTGAAGGTCTCAAACGTGGGCATGAGGGCCGAGTATCCATGCTTTTTGTATTGCGCGCGGGTGATCTTGTAGACCTTGTGCGCCGCGTCCCCGTCCATGTCCGCGTGGGTGCAGGTGGCCAGCTGCTTTGCTGCGGGCACGCACAGCGTCTTGACCGCGCGTTCCATGAGGCCCTTGCCCTGCGGGCGGCCGGGTATGGAGTTGGTAATCTCTATGCCCAAGCGCGAAAGCATGCCGGTGCCTGGCCGGGTCAGCACGTCCGCCGTGTAGCCGGGGCCGTTGTCGGTGTAGAGCATGGCGGGAATGCCGCCGAACAGGCAGGCCATGCGGAGCGCGTCCAGGGTGGCGGCGGCGCTTTCGGCCAGGGCTACGGAGATGCCCACACAGCGGCGCGTGGCCACATCCAGGAAGGCCACAACCTCCGGCTTGAAGGGCCGCCCGCTGTCCGGGTGGGCGATCTCGGCGTCAAAGGTAGTGCCGTCCGCCGTGTACACGTCGCCCGGCAACAGGCTGTCCGTGGTGCGAATC